CTAGTAAATCTCTAAAACCCTCCTTAAACACATCTTTTAAGTTATATCTATTAGTTACATATTCTAATCCGTCTTGAGCAGTTTCTTCTATCATCTCACGATAGTTGTATTTCATATAAGCTTCTATATCTTCTGGTACAGGTATACCTTGCCCCTCTTCTTTAACGTCAACATTCATAGTCTCCCTCATCTCTTGATGAAATTCATCTAAAAGTTCTCTCATCATTAAAGCTACTTTATGATCTTGCTTTCTAATTACAGCAGCCTTATTAACTGTAGTAACCTTCATGTCAATAGGTCTTCTTATCTCTTCACCAATTAAAAGATCAATCTTAGGTGTTATAATAGGATAATTAACCAATCTAGCTGGATATGTTAATCCGTATTGCTCAGTTATATATTTATAGTCGCCTTGATTTAATTCTCCATTATAGATCTGATAATTTCTAATATCTCTATTTCTTGAAGTAGAGTAATCACCACCTTCTGAAGCCATGTAGCTTGTAATTGCATTTAAAACTTGCTCGCACCATTCGTCATTTTTTTCTTTGTCTGCAATAACCATTGATGGCATTGATGTGTATTTCTGATCCATAATTTTATTTTATTTCTGTAGGGATCCCATTGTATCCCATTTTATAATATTTAAACCCTATATCTTTTACCTTTTCCTGTATAGACGCCTTCATTCTATAGTTATCTATATTATGAATTAAACACAAACCAAAAGCCATAGCCCTATCCGTATTTTGTAATCCATAATTAGCAAGCTCATCTATCAAGTCAATAAACCATATGTCTTGAGCGCTCTCTCTTAAATAATCATCTATCAAGTCTTCCATAAGAGCCTTAACCTGCTTATTCATATGCACACCATACCTATTTCTAGTTTTTGTACCAGGGTTGTGTGCTGACTCTGGCTTTTCTTTTAAATACTTTAGCGCATTCATACGCTTAAAGTAATCTAATATACCTATCTTTGTATACTCTACCAACATTTTAGAGTTATAATACACGGCAAGTTTTAGGCAGCCGTCCCAAAAATCCTCTTTCTTTTTAGGTCTATCTGTATACTCAGCAACCACGTAATCGCTTGGCATATCAGTATTTGCAAATCTACGATAAATTATCGCACTACCCAAAGAATCTGACGCTCCAGCTTGATCTTGATCATAACTATCAATACCACCTATGTCTAAATTCTTATATTCTTTCTCTGGATGTGCTAATATTTTGTATGGACCAGTAGGGTGTGGCCTCCAAGTTACTTTAGGTTCACCCTCTCCTAATTGCCAATCTAAAAAGCCTTGCTGTATTTGACTTCTATTGTCTTTACTTGACAATATTCTGGATCTTTGTGCGTTTAATAGTGCAATATCAAACCTTGAAGAATGAGTGTTTAGAAACGCCTCTTCTACAGTTAAAGGATAATTTTGTATGTGTAAGTTATATGCCTCATTATCTCCAGACTTCTGTATATCTTCTCTATCTGCTATAAGCTTTTCTCTCGCACCCTTTTCATCCTCTACACCTGAATCTATATCAAAGAATCCGTAGTATGCTTTTGATGCAGGAATAAACATAGGGATTAGATTATAAGCATCATGACTATAATACATATCCATAAAATCTTTGGATGCTTTAGATATATCACCCCCAGTTCCTCCAACAATAGGTACTCCAAACTGAATATCCCCATCCATGAAACATGCTTTAGATGACATGTAGGCGTTCTTAAGTTTTTTAAATTCCCCTGCTTCTTCAAATATCATTAAGGAAACCCTTTCTCCTTTGAATACCTCTGGATTATCCATTGTTCTACATATGATATTAGACTGATAACCACCTATCTCCCACTTACCATCTTTATTTTTTTGTTTGTATCCAGACCTCATTATACCATCAGTGTCTTTAAGTACAGAGTGTTTAAAGTTAGGGTGTATACCATTAAGACCTTTTCTAGTTTTATCAAAGAATGCGTCAGCTGTAACTTGCAGTCCAGCAGCCACACCTACATCATTAAAAGGATAGAATGTATATTCATGAGCAACAGCACCAGAGTTCATATAAGAAAACCCCTTATCTCTGGCTTTAATAACAATCATTCCTTTACCTTCTTCTTTACATAATTCTATTGTATCAAAATACTCATGATCCATAGTTCTGTACCAAGGATGTATTAAATTCTTACGATTACCTGATGTTCCGTCATTACCTAGTATCATATAGTAATTTAGATAGAAATAATACTTACCAGATATTGCTTTCATGCCTTTAGGTTTATACCCATGTAAACATCTATCAGTTTCTTGAGCCCAATACTCTTGATATGCCACTGAGTCAGGATTTAAATCAGGATGACCACTATTTGGTATAGGACGATATCTTTGTGGATCAAACTTTATCTTACCCATATCTTAATCGTTTAGTCTTACCTAATCCAAAAGTTCCTTTAGACTGATCCCTCTTTTCTATCTTCATGTGATATCTTTGCGCTAAATCTACACCATGTAGCTTCATAGCTAAGTCGTGATACTCAGCAGCCTTATCCATATCTGCTTTATTATAAAACTTAATATATCTTGCGTAAAGATATTTGACATCATGTTTTGTTTCTCTTTTGCTTCTAGCCATTACAGTTCTTTTATTTCTTTTCTTCTTTCTAAAAATGACAATCCTTTATCTCCAGCTATCTTTTGTCTTTCCCCTCTTCTGTCTATAGCATCTAATAAAGACTGTCTAGTCTTAAGTATCTTTTCAACCCCTATCATTAGCTTTTGTAATAACTCAGCATTCTCTTCATCTAAATGCATTCCGTCAATAAGAGCTGTAAACTGATTAATTTTATTGTTAAATGCTATAAGCTGTTCATCTAAAGGATCAAATTGTAGTTCTGTATATTTCTTACAAGCTGCTTTTATAGACGCGTCTTTAGCTCCTTTCCAAGTATAAGTATCATATAAGTCTTTAGAAACAGCCTTAACTCTCTCATTTTCACTGTAATGTCTATATGGGCTTTCATAGTCGCAGACTAGGGCAACCCATTTGAGGGCCGTAGGCCCGAATTTTTCTTTCTTAATGAGTGTAAGAAATTCTGGTACGCCAGTACATCCGTCATCATCCTTATAAATATCGCCTTTCCTGTTGAGTTTTAATAAATACATTATTTAGTATATTCTAATTGTAATTTAAACATATATCGTATAGGACTAGTATGGTTGGGAGTTTTACCATAAATAACACTCTCAATTGTAAAGTCTGGATTATCTTGCATATACCAGTTAGATTTTACAACTCTAAACCCATTTTCTTTAGATCTTCTAACAATCCATTTCTCGTCTTTTATTAAGTCGCCTAAATCCATATAATGCTTTTCTAGAAAATAGAAATCATCTATTGTATACACCTTGCCATCCTCTCTGTTTAATTCTCTCATTGTTTTATTAATGATGATGTTTGTTGTCCAAATATACTTTTTAATATATCAGATTCGCTAGGTAATTTAAAAGGATCATTTTGAGCTGATTGAAAAGGGACTTTGTCATCTTTACCAAATAACTCAGCTTTTCTAATCTTTAATGCATCAGTGGAGTCCTTAGCTAACATACTCTTTTTAAATAAATCTAATTTAGTTGCTGATTCACTTGCGTCTCCAGCCCAATGATTGTTTAGCCAAAAATTATCTACAGTTTGTTTACCAGACCAAATATTATTAAAGTTAGATGTAGGGTGCTCTCTATGATAGCCTAAGAATAACATCTTTTGTTGATCAGCATTTAAAGTACTTACGTCTGTACTCTTTTTTCCTTCCCATATTTTGTTTAGCCATTTAGGAACTGAAAGATTGTTTCTTGTTAAATAGTTATATGTACGATTAACTGCAATATTACCACCTTTTTTATCTCCTGTCTCAAACTGAAACAAACCTCTTCCTGGCCCTCCACCCTCTTGTTTAGCTGAAGTACTCATTCTTTGACTAGGACCTGTTTCGTGATAAGCAATATAATCCATCAGCTTGTTATACTGCTGAGGTGTACCGCCCTTCTCCTTTATAATTAATTGTAATAGTTCGTTTAGTCCTATTTCATCCATTAGAATCTACCCCCGTTAGTGTATCTTTTTTTCATTTTCATGCCTTTGTTTGCCATTGGAGTTGGAGTATATTGATCTTGCATTGTAGGATTATAATATTGATCAAGGGACTTAGCGGTCTCTCTTGACCCTCCTGTAGCAGGATTATAAACTTCTATATTCTTATTGTGTAAATAATTCTTTGGATTGCTAGTAACTTGATTTATCATATCTCCAAATGATCCATATGGTGTTAATCCTCCTTGATCATATTTTCTTTTCATACCGTATGCCGCTTTAGGTGCAGACATCATAGCTTCTTGTTGTAAGACGTTATTTGCTAAACCTTTTCCTACATTCACCATTTGCTGTAAGCCTACTAATTGATTCATCTTTTCAAGATAAGGATTATTCATTGTTGGCGCACCTGATGCCCCTACCATTCCTCCTTGATTAAACTCAACAACATTCTTAGCAATATATGGATTACCTGTCATTAATGTATTTGGATCCATAGACCCTTCTGCTATATCAGAACCACCGCCTGTACCTCCTCCAGACTTCTCTCTTATCATAGTATTTCGGGATACTTGATTTAAATTTGCGAATAAGCTTTGTAGATTTTGATCTTCTTGTGTCATAACGTAAGGTTTAAGTTTTTACAAAGATATAAAAAATTTTTATTTTTTTTGTGAGGGAGGGATACTATATGCTTAAAACCCCCATTGGTTTTCAAAACTTTGGATACCCTATCCCCTTTTTCCTTTTACTATTTTAAATAAGTATTAATTAAACTATATAAATATATTATGAAAGATTTACTAAACAAAGTAGCAACAGTAGCTGGACACACAGCTGCAATCATCCAAATCAATGCTAAAGAATATACTTCTGAAATGAAGTCACATTACTTAAAAGCAAAACAAAAGAGAGACAATTAGTCTCTTTTTTTTACATTATCTGTGAAAATACTATAAATATTGCGGATATAAGTGTGAGTGTGATACAGTCTAACACCCTTAATAACTATACTATAATACCTATAAACACTATAAGTATTAAGTTAAAACATTGATAATCAATCAATTAATACATAAGTAATGATTATAATGAGTATATACTATATGTTCTAATATATTTAGCTGATTAATACAATAACTAACTATTAAGTTTGCGAAGTTATACATTTTAAATGACATTGTCAAGCGTTCTAGCTATTTTTTACAACAAACTATACTCCTTAATATATTTAGCTGATTAATTTTTACTATTAATAATAGGTTTAACTACTACAATATTACTCATATTGTGTAATAACAGTAGGATAAACTATATTATGTATTGGTTTTCCCTTATTGCTTTGGGATGTAATACCACACACATAGGTTAGCAACCAATTGTACTGCATGTACATCACTTAAAGTGGTTAAACTATTACAAGATTGAGTCTTCGGACTCTCTCTTTTTTTTACTAGCTCGTAACCATATGCTTCGCATATATCTCAGATCTACGATCTGGTTACTCGCTTATCTCTCATCATTACTGTGTTCGTTTCACTCACTAATAATATATCACTCTAATTGCTCCGCATATGTTTTACTATTAATAATAATTAACTAATATATATATTATGTACACAAAATTACTCAGCACACCATTACTTAAAATGTCTCATCAACAATTATTACAGTATGTTCAATGGCAATCATTCATACTTGATTTAATTGATAACGATATTCATTCATTTTATCAAATTACAGGCCTTAATGCTATTCCAATGAATAAAGACCACAGCATTAACATTATTAAAATAGAACAATCATATCTTAATAATACAATCAATTAACTATTATAGGTCGGAGCTAACGCTCCTTCCTTTTTACTATTTATAATAAGTTATTAATTAATATATATACATTATGCCTGAGATAATCACAACACAAGAAGAATTAAATATCTTCAACAACTTAGTGGCTGATAAAATTCAATCACTAAAAGAATTTAAAACATTACAATTAGAATGGTTTATTTATTGTGACTTTTTAGAAACAATCAATACAAAACCATTATCAATGATAGATTATTATGAACTATCTATTTAAAACTATGGAGCCTAACGGCTCCTTTTTTACTATTAATAATAGATAAATTAATTACTTACTAATACATATTATAATATGAAACTTACAGACATCAGTTGCACTAACTGCAACAACACAACAGCATTTGAGCATTCACACAACTTAGTTGAGTGTACATCTTGCTCAACAACAATTCACATGGATACACCAGTATTCCATACATACAAAGTAGAACCTTTGCACGATATAATGGAACAGCGTGCTAAAGACAAAGCAGTAATAGATATGCAATTAGCAAATATGCCATTCATAGATTGGTCTACTTGCTTTGAGGATATGGTACAAGATTACTGTTATTCTATAAGAGACGTAAACATAAGAGTGGATTAGTCACTCTTTACATAAGAAAGGTGAAAGAATAATCATTGCAATACAGCATCAACTGCCGCAAGAGAGCGAGCCCACCCACCTTTCTTTTATTTAACCTAAACATTAACTAAACAAATATAAAACTATGAGTATATCAAACAAAGAATTTATGAGTAAATTCCAAGGAGATAAAGACACCTTATCTAAACCTGTATTCAATGATAAAGAATACAAAGAGTTAAAAAATCAAATTCAACGAAAAGAATGGATACAAGAAACTGTAAATGCTTTTGCAGATATAAACGCAGAATGTGAAGCAAAAAGAAAGGAAGAAGAAGAATTTCAACAATCACTTCGTAAACCTAAACATTAACTAAACAAAAATAAAACTATGGGAAATTTAATTGACACAGAATATGAAAGAGGATGGGATGATGCTAATGAACGCTCATCAGAAATACTAAAAAAATGTAAAGGATGGATTGAACATTTAATAGAAACAGGCGAGTACACTCGTAATCACAAAACTTTAACTGATCTATTAATAAATATACAAAATACAATAGCACCTACTAACAACTCTCCACATTTTGTTTATCACCATTATTATCATGGAATAAATAAAACAGGAGCAGAAGCTTATAAATGGTTCTTAGAAACAGGTGACTATCTAGATATTGAACAAAAAGAGCTATTACCCTTTACAATAGATATATACTTTAGTGATTCGGAAACTGAAAGAATTTCATTTAAAGAAACAATGGACTATTTCATATCTGAAGCAAAGAAAGGTACAACTATATTAGTAAGTGGAAGATGGTATAAAGATAATCGTGGAGATATACTAACTATGTTATTTGATGGTTGGCCAACGGAACCAGGACAACCTAATGAAATTGCTGATTTAATATGCAATAAATTTATTATTCAATCATCTGTAAGAAGATGGGTAGAATATGCTCAAGAAGATGGATTTAGAGCTATGCGTAAAAACGATTTTATGGATGATTCTAAAAACATGAATAAACTTATTGAAAGTGTATAACATATTAAACATCTATCTTAAGGCTATAGACTTAGTTAATAAACTATACTTCTATAACTTCTAGTTATTTACTATTAACTATAACAATATATAATCCCTGTCTAATCTGCCGAATGAAAGTAACGGGAACAAACAGTGGACCTTGGCGTGCAAGTCGTAGGGGATTATTTTTACTATTTACAATAAACTAATTATTAATTAATAGCTTGTGGCTTAACCACTAAACTAAAAATGGCAACAAAAGCAAAAAAAGCAACAAAGAAATCAGTAGCAAAGAAAGAAACTAATTTCGCATCAGGAGTATTTATTAAAGAAATAACATTTGATAATGGTAACACTTTAATGAAGATAAACTTTGATGCAAGAAAGTTCTGCAACTGGATGAAAGAGAATGTAAATGCAAATGGTTATGTTCAAACAGATGTATGGAGTAACAAAGAGGGTAGTAAATTCACTCACAGTATGAGTCATAATGACTACAATCCTCAAGCTGCTGCTAAAGCAGAACTACAAGAGACTGTAGAAAATCTGCCATTCTAATGAGTATCATTGGAACTGCATTCTTCGCTGCCATAGGTTATTATATCATAGTATATAAAGCCTTAGGCAGGCGTAGACTAGTAAAGACTCAGACATTCTGGGATATACTGTTTACCGTATTACTACCTATGTTATTTATAGGTACATTCAGTGGCTTAGCTACAGCTGTTATTGCAGGAGTATTATTCTCTATATTCACAGCATTAACACCTAAACCGTTGACAGAAGAAGAATTAAACAACTACAAATAAACAGGTCGGAGCTAACGCTCCTTCCTTTTTTACTATTCTATATAATACTAACTAAAACTTTTTACCATGAAAGAACCTTATGAAATCACATCAGCTTATCTGAAAGATTTAAAAAAACTAATTGATGCAAAATCACCTGACATCAGTAAATATGATATCGCACATGCATCATTTAGAAAGAAATATGCAGACAGTATTATACACTACAAGAATGCTAAAACACTTGAAATACAATACCTTAGCGGTGCTGTAAGAAAATTCTCTAAATATAATGAATTTATAAAAAGAGT